TCGCAGTATTCTCGAAGAAATTAGTAACATGGTTCCCCAAGAGGATCGTGCGACGGTCATTGAAAGTCGTGCCAACCATGCAATTACCAGTGCTATTAATGTTATAAACATGATATACGAAAACTTTGATTCTGCTACTGCAGCAGATTTAGAGAGAAAACTGATTAATAGCATTCGAGGAAAAGACAATAAAAAGTTTAGTCGCAGTGTACGAAAGTATAGACAATGAAAATTGTAGATATATTAAATGAAGCAACACCTGGTGCAAGTAAAACAATAGTAGCTAAACAAAAAAGTGCAAACTGGATTAAAAAACAGGTTAATAAATTACGTCCAGAAGATACTATTATTGCTAAACAAAATCGAAAAAAATGGTATGATACTGTTAAGAAATTGCAGCGGGCTGGTACAAATATGACCGATGAGCAAGTATATAGAAAAAATCTATACGCATTTCTAAGTTCAAACAACAAAGTTAAATTAGATGATGTACTTAAAAAACAAATTGGAACTGCTAAGTTAAATGACCGTAGTATATTAGACATAATGTCAAAGGCATTAGTAGCAAGACGAATAGCAAAAGGATCTCAAACATGAGTTATATGTTTATTAAAGATTTAGGTGAAGCTAGAGTATTCAGGAACCCGACTAATTTGCCAGAAGTAGGTATAGGAAATATAGCGGACAATTTTTTCAACAGTGCTTTGGCACTGCAAATCATGAAATACGAAAATCCTAAAGCTGCAAAAGAATATGCAACTCGCACATTATCCAACGGACTATCTGGTTGGCGTAGTAGCGGAAGTGATTTTAATAATATGGCTCAGATCTTACTTGGTCCAGATCGGTATTCTGATAAAATAATAAATGACCGTGTAGTGTCGGTGCCAAGTTTACAACTTAAATCTTGGTTAAGAAATATTGCACAAGGCAAAAATGATGCCAATTATGATAGAAGATTCTTTCTAGCATTGCAAAGACAGCTGGGAGTTAAAAGCTCAGGGTTGATCAGTGCTAGGCGAGTAGTTGCCGATTGGGACAGATCCCTAGGCAACGAGCGTGTACAAGCAATAGCTAGAGTACACAGAGGGTTAAGTCGAGACCTCAAACAAGTCGACTTTTATGCACCATTTGCACGTGTTGCAAAAAAAGCAGGTGCTGAAACTACCAAACCCGGCGGCATTCCACTATGGGCAAAATTGGCAGCCGCCGGCGCAGGTGGGTATTATTTAGGCAAGAAAGTCGCCGGTTGGTGATAAATAACAACATATTAATAGTCAAAGGATGAACAAATGGCAGAACTAACAAACTCAAACGCTTCAGTAACTGACAGCAATGGCGTAGGTCCAAGAACTCACGTAGTTACAATGAGCAAAAGTAGCATTACACAAGACGAAATGAAAGCCGCGGTCCAAAAAGCCGAAGGCGAAGGCAACACTGTTGCTGGTACTATCGTTGCTGCAAACGTACTAACACTTCTACTTCAGGGTGCAGGTATCACTGACGGTAGTAGCTACGGCGCAGCTGGCGTTACTAGTGCAACTACACTAACATTTACTCAGTAAATTTACTCTAAGAGTAAGAAAAAGAACGGTTTTTATAGCCGTTCTTTTTTTATGACTATATGATAAATACTAACAGCGCAGATGCGCACGTAAACGGAGATAAAAAATGGCAGAAGTAACTCGTGTAAACGGTGATGTACTTAGTGGTGTTAACCAAAATACAGCGGTTGGCGAACTTGTTAGCTTTAGTGGCAGTCAGCCAGAAGCATATGCAATTATTGTCGCAAACGGATCGGGCACAGCACAAGATATTCGCACAGAAGGTCAAACTGGTGAAAGTATTGAAGCAATTCTTTTTGAAGTGCTAACAAAAGCAACTGTAACTTACATGCAAGTCGAAAACAACACAAGTGGTCAAATTAGTATTATGCTAGAAGGCACTGGCGGCGGCTGGACTGCAGCAACAATACAATCAGCAATTCGAGCATTAGGTGCAACAGTTGGTGCAAATAGTGTAGACGTCACTGGCACAACAGTAACTAACACAGGTTTAAAATTAGCAACTAGCTAATAAAATATAACCATAATAAAAAGGCTGCTATATAATATATAGTAGCCTTTTTTAATGACATGAAAACTTTACACTGCAAATGGAAAGATAATAGAACAATCAGCGTTAAGTTAAACAAACTTACGCCGATGGATTTACACCTTGACAATAGGTACCTTACAAGGGACTTGCCACGGATAAAAAATGATGGTTTATGGTATCCTCTTTTAGTATATTGTGCAGATCCAAATTGGTGGAATAAAATTTGGGTTAAGCATAGATCAGTACAGTGCCGATATGTAGCACCTTGTATCACCGAAGACGGTTCTATATGGGCTATTAAAATGGGAAGTAACCGATATCAAAGTGCAGTGCAGTTAGGATACGATGCAATTGATATTATTCTCTGCAAAGACGCAAACGAATGCGTTAAATTAGGAAAATGGTTTGCTCAATGCGATCCGTTAAATAACACTAGTAGTTTACCCTACATGGGATTATACGATTATGGACACTTATTATCATGAATTATGTTTATAGCATTTACACCACCGTAGACATTACACCAACAGGTGTTAATGGCACAAGTAAGAATAATAGCAATGACTATGTTATTAAACGCAATCAACAACGAAATTTTGATACGTTGTGTCAAGTAATAAGTTTGCGATCAAATATACACAACACATCAGTTTTAACATATCAATATTATAATATACCCGAATCGGGCTATAACATTGTATTCCCAAATCCAAATTTGCCCGACTATATTGCTGTTTGGCAATTGGAGTTTTATTGTGACAGACAAATGGTATTTGGAGAAAATCATGAAGCGTTATACAACGACTTACATATGGTTCCTGTTGTGCCTGCACTTAGTGAAACTGTGCCGCAATATCCTCCATACTTTTTAAGTTATGGGCAGTTAGCAAACGTTTTTATTAAATAAACGGGCATTTTAATTTGATCGGTTTAATGTTAAATAAGAGTGTGATTCGGAGACAATTAAATCCGAGCTCAAGGCAATTAATACCCAGGCTGAAGTCATTATGGCAAACGAGATTAAATATAATAGGAGTTAGTTATAATGTCTACCACTGAATTTGAAAAACATAATCTAGAAGTGCATGTTGATCTGTGCGCCCAGAGGTATGAGCAACTAAAACTGGAATTAGAAAATTTGCAAAACGGACAAGTAGCAACAAATCAACGTCTCGACACGCTAGAAGAGATGATGCGACAAATAGCCCTTAGGTTGACGGAAAAAGAAAACTCAGCGTTAAGGTCAATAATTAAAGTAAGTGGAACATTAATACTTACACTAGCAGGAACGCTAGGTGGTGTACTATGGTACATAATAATCTAGTAGTACAATTGTATGCATAAAGTACAAATATCTCCAAGGGTTAATATTACGGTTAATTCCTTGGAGCTTAAAATCTTAAAATATTTAAAAAAGTCAGACAATTTGCTTTATAATAACTTGAATTCTGATGTTAAATGTGCTATAAATAAACTATTATCAAAAGGGTTGGTAATTAGATCTAAGAAAGGTGATCATGTTACAATACACATACACAGAAAAGCAATCTTACCAGAAGATTAATGATTTCTTTGCCAATACAATTCCAAATTTACAAACACCAATAATTGATAGTCGACCCAACCGTGTTACTGTTGGGCCTTACCGTATAATCACAAATGGCAAAATTTATGAAATATGGAAGAGTCAGAAAAAACTATGTGATTTTTCTCGACGCAATTGGGGTGTTGGCTATGCTTTATCTATGTATCAGCACAAACATTTGCAGGGACAAAAATTACAAGAAGCTAACGACCAATATACTAGATTCTTGCAAAAAAAACATAGTTATAACTATCATTTGAGAATTGCTCAAAAACGAAATGATACATCTAAACAAGACATATTTTGGAGTCGTTTAAGTCGACTTGAGTACGAAATCTCTAATTTAGAATCTACAACAAATAAACTTTTAAAAAGTATTCAAGTTGGATAAATACTCTTATAATAAGGATTTAGTCATGAGATTAGGCGAAATGAACAAGATTAATGCCAAAACACTAAACAACAACATGCAAGAGCGTGTTGGTTGGAATTTTGGTAATCTTTCTCAATTAACGATGTCGCAAGCAAGTGCCATGCTTGAAGCAGTTGATCGTAAATTAGCAGAAGTTAAAACTACTAGCAAATTGCACGAAAGTGAAAAAAATGTTGCATACAATGGCATGGTACTAGCTAAACAAGTACTTGAAAGTTACTTGTCCGAAGCAACGGATACACATTGCTCAGACGATTGTTGTGGTTCGGACGTTAAAGCAGAAGATTGTACATGTCCGCCAACTTGTAAACATTGTAACTGTAATGCAGTTACAGAAGGTCGTATGAGCGATATGTTAATTGATGATTCGGAAAAAATGTCAAAAGAAGAATTTGCTAAAAAGCATGGCAAACAAATGGCAGATGAGTATTATGAATCAGTTAACGAAGCTGAAGAAGTAATAGAATTAGACACAAATCGTTTAGTACTCGAAGCAGACGCAGCAAAAATGATTGATCGTATAATGACCATGTCACGAAAAGAAATTGGTGATATTGGCAAACGCTTCCGCAATGGTGGCACACTACACAAAGCAATTCTAGCACAAGGCGGTACATTTGATGTTAAAGGTCTAGACGAAGCGTTTGATGTAGTATACGATGAAGTAGACGAAGCACATTATAATGCACTAGGTCACCACGAAATGCACGAAGCAACACCAATGATGGAAGACGAAGTTGGCGAAGCAGAAGCGTTAATGGCAGCACAAGATATGGTTGATCGTATCCAAGGCATGCTAGAAGATGTAGGCGAAATGCTAAACGAAGAACTACCACCGTTGACAGACAGTCTACGCCGTAGTAGTGGTGCAGATGCAGCAGGTTCATTTAATTCTAGTGCTAGCGAAACACTAAACAGTCTACTAGAAGCATGTCGTAGTTCAAGAGAAGCAATGGCAAATAGCGTAGCAGGTTTAAGCGGTGGTCAACCAACATCAATGGGCGATATTGAAACAGCAGAACCAGAAACAGAGCTAGAGCCAGAGCTAGACGACAATGATGAAGTTGACTTAGATGATTTTGAAACAAGTGATGCAGCAACCGGCGGGGATGAACCACTTGGTCGTTCTAAGAGAGACTAATGCGTATTGCGGAAGTAGAATCTCAAGTTGAAACAGAAAAGAAGGGTGCTTTGATCACCCTTCTTAATATGATAAGAGCTAAAGCAGATGCAAAAAATACTGGCAGTAAGATTAGTATTCAAAGTTTAAATAAACTAATGCAAAATTTAGGTCATAGTATTAGCTATGCCGAGATTGATAATTTAGTAAAAAATAGCGATGCAATTGATAATTTAATTTTAGATTATAACAGCGATATTATTACTATATCAACAAACACTACTATTGACAAAGCTGACGATACGCTTGAGCCAGGAAATCAAGACACTGTCAAAAAAATGGCAAAACGTGCCACAAAACGTAGGGATTAAGGTTGCTATATTATAGCATACATGCTATAATTATAGAATGACATTAATCAAACCTAAATACAAATACGAAAATATAAAACGTGTCGAAGTCGGCGGGAAGCGAAAATATGCAGCGCCCGGCGGCAATCCTGTGGCAAGTGTAACTACTATTCTTAGTGCAACAAAAGATATGAGTCATCTTATTGCATGGAAGAAACGTGTTGGCGAAAAGAAAGCACAAGAAATTGTAACAGAAGCTAGTAGCGTTGGTACACGTATGCACAAGTACCTCGAAGACTATGTTGACAACGGAGTGTGGACAGAAAAAGCTGGTAGCAATCCGTATGCACAACAAGCATATAACATGGCTTGTGTAATCCGAGATAACGCAATGGCAGATGTTGACGAAATCTGGGGCAGTGAAGTTCCTTTGTATGTACCAGGAATCTATGCAGGAACCACAGATTTAGTTGGGCAATACAAAGGAAATCCATGTATTATGGATTTTAAGCAATCAAATAAACCCAAAAAAGAGGAATGGGTGTACGACTATTTTCTACAATTAACAGCATATGCACTTGCACACAATGAAGTCCATGGCACAGATATTCGCGAAGGACATGTGTTTATGTGTAGTCGTGACTTAACTTATCAACAGTTTGATATTTGGCCCAACGAGTTTGACGACTGGGCACAGGAATGGTGGAAAAGATGCGAAGAATATTATTCTAAGTTTGGGTGATAAATATCATATATAAGTTTAAAAGGACATTATATGCCTATTGTTAGCATCAGTAAAATTCAACATCGTTATGGTTTAAGTAATAACGGACCAAATGATCCAAGTACATTGCAATTATCAACTGCAGAACTAGGTTGGGAAATTGATACCAGAAAACTTTTCATTGGCAACGGTCCTATCAGCGAAGGTGCTCCGGCAATTGGTAATACTGAGGTATTAACACAGTATAGCGATATACTAGACGTTAGCAGTGGTTATCAGTACAAAGGATCTGCAGCAGGGTATACTGCACTAACCGGTGTAGATGCAAGTAATCCTACCGTTCGTACATTGCAGCGAAAACTTGATGACTTTGCTAGTGTTAAGGATTTTGGTGCAGTAGGCGATGGTGTTACTGACGACACAGATGCTATTAATAGAGCATTTTTTCAGCTATTTGCTAGGGAAAGCAATACCGAAGTACGGAGAAGTTTGTTTTTTCCAGCCGGTACATACTTAGTAACCGATACTATTAAAATTCCTACATATGCAAAAGTATATGGCGAAGGAAAAAATTCAAGTATCATTAAACAAACTAGTGTAACTCCGGGATTTGCATTTGCAGATAGTACACAACAAATTTTGCCTAATTTAACAAGCCCGAGCTTCATTGAAATTAATGATATTAGTTTTGAAAATACATTTGCAGGCACTGTATTGGAAGTAGCTAACAGTCAAAATTGTATAATTAGACGCACAGGATTAATTGGGTCAAAAACTACTACTCCAAATGGAGTTGGTACATCTGCAACAACTATACAGCTTTCGAGTACTGCAGTATATCAAACCAAAAACATTGTTTTTGAGCAGTGCGATATATCCAACAATATATTTGGTGTTGTTGCCGATAATGATATGCAAGGTATATTGTTTAATGGCTGTTACTTTCATACGTTATTTAAAGGTGCAAAGCTAGGTGAAAGCACCAGTGGAATTGATGCAAGTATTGTTGGTCCCAAAGGTTTAAAAATTACTAATAGTTATTTTGATAACATTTACAGCACAGGCATACATGTGCACGATATTTCAGGAATTGTTAGTGCTTACAATTATTTTGCTGACGTAGGTAATAATTTAACAAGTACTGCTACTGCTGAAACTATTATTTTTTCGGGCAATGGTAATGCCAGTATAAACGATATTTTTGATAGATCCGATGCCAATGATGCAATCTTTAAAAGGGTTAGTATTGGCGGTAACTCGGCGTATGTTTTAAACAGTGCTGACGGTATATATTATGGCTATCATAAAACCGAATCTGGCAAATCAGTTACTCTTAATGATAATACTTCTGTTGCAGCTAGTAGTACAATTACATTTAGTGCAACTGATGAAAAAACAAATTTAATTTATTATACAGCATCAAGAGGCAGTAATGTAAGACAAGGTGTGATGCGAATAACGGCTAGTAGTAGTGGTAGTACTTTAACTGACGAGTTCAGTGAGGATGGTGCCGATATCGGGCTGGAATTTAGTGCAATTGTCTCCAGTGGCGTAACAACACTAAATTATACTACAACTAGCTCCGGTAATGATGTAATATTTAAGTATAGAATCGAGCGTTTAACTTAACATGTGGTTTAATCAATCACCAGATAATCGTATTCTCTCCTGGCGGGAATGGCGAAATGAGCTGGAAAAACTTCCACTAAGTGAGGCAGTAAATAAAGTAGCTCAAGATTGGGCTTTGGTTCCTACTGTGACACATTATTTGGTACCTGATCGAATTGCAGATTGGCCAAATCCTTGGCAGCTAATCACTGATAACCTATACTGCGATTTAAGTATTACGCTAGGTATACATTATAGTCTAGCTCTGCTCGAAAAAACAGAAATAACAGATCTAAGATTACAAATTTATCGGATACCCGAAGGTTGGCTTAATTTATCATCGATCAACCAGGGGAAATATGTGCTTAATTATAATCACGGTAAAGTTGTAAATAGATCACAACTTAATATATCTGAAAAAGAATTAGTATTTGAGTATTTAAATATTGATTTATGCAGCAAATTTAACTAAAATAAACATAATAACATTTTAATAAGGAAACATTCAATGGGTAAGATTCTAGTAACTAAGCGAGATGGATCTCGCGAAGAGCTCGATATCGAAAAACTACACAAAGTAGTTTTTGAAGCAACTGAAGGTGTTACTGGTGTTAGTCCAAGCGAAGTTGAAATTAAAAGTCAAATACAATTTTACAACAACATCACCAGTGCCGACATTCAAGAAACGTTAATTCGTGCAGCATCTGAGCTTATTACCGAAGAAACTCCAAATTATCAATACGTAGCAGGTCGTTTAATAAACTATCATTTGCGCAAACAAGTGTATGGCAAGTTTGACCCAATCAGTGTCAAGGAATTGGTACAAAAAAATACAGACCTTGGTTACTACGATTCTGAATTAATTAATTACTATACCGACGAAGAGTGGAGCAAGATTGATAGTTTTGTTAAGCACGAACGTGACGAAAACTTAACTTATGTTGCTATGGAACAACTGCGTGGAAAGTATCTGGTACAAAATCGTGTCACAAAACAAGTTTACGAAACACCACAGATGTGTTATATTTTAATCGCAGCAACACTATTCCACAATGAGCCAAAAGAAACTCGTTTACAAATTGTGAAGGAATATTATGATGCTATTAGTTTACACGATATTAGCTTGCCTACTCCTGTTATGGCTGGTGTTAGAACTCCGCAACGTCAATTTAGTTCCTGTGTCCTTATTGAAACTGATGATAGCTTGGACAGCATTAACGCTACTACTAGCAGTATTGTCAAGTATGTAAGTCAAAAAGCAGGTATTGGCATTGGTGCCGGTAGTATACGTGCTATCAACTCGCCTATTCGCAATGGCGACACAGCACACACTGGTGTGATTCCTTTTTATAGAATGTTTCAAAGTGCTGTAAAGAGTTGTAGTCAAGGTGGTGTTCGTGGAGGAGCAGCTACATTATATTACCCAGCATGGCATTACGAAGCAGAAGAATTACTTGTACTAAAAAACAACAAAGGTACTAACGAAACACGTATTCGACAAATGGACTACGGTGTACAGTTTAATAAACTCATGTACGAACGTTTGCTAACAGGCGGCGATATTACATTGTTCTCCCCACGTGATGTGCCGGGTTTGTATAATGCTTTCTTTGCTGATCAAGATCTGTTTAAAGAACTATACGAACGTGCTGAGCGTAACACTCGTATTAGAAAGAAAACAGTTAAAGCAATTGATTTGTTTAGTAGCTTCATGCAAGAGCGCAAAGACACGGGACGTATCTATCTACAAAACGTAGACAACGCCAATACTCACAGTAGCTTTGATCAAACAAAACACCCAGTTCGTCAAAGTAATCTTTGCGCAGAAATTACTTTGCCAACAAAACCATTGAACGATTTTAACGATCCAGACGGGCGTATCGCATTATGTACACTTAGTGCCGTTAACTGGGGAAATATTAAAACACCGGAAGATTTTGAACGCCCGTGCAGACTAGCAGTTCGTGGGCTAGACGCATTGTTAAGCTATCAAAACTATCCAGTTCTTGCTGCCAAAGAAAGCACTGAAGACTTTCGCCCATTGGGTGTAGGTATTATTAACTTTGCTTATTGGTTAGCTAAAAACGATCTTGACTATACTAGTAACAACGCACTCGATAAAGTAGACGAGTACGCCGAAGCATGGAGTTACTATTTAATACAAGCCAGTGCTGACTTAGCAGCCGAAAAAGGTGCTTGTAGGTTAAGCGACGAAACAAAATACGGCCAAGGCATTGTGCCATGTGATACACGCAAAATAGAAGTTGACGAACTAGTAAAACACAAAGAGCGTATGGACTGGAAAGGACTACGCAAACAACTAGCAATGACAGGCATTCGTAATGCTACTACAATGGCACTTATGCCAAGTGAAACTAGTGCGCAGATTGCCAATGCTACAAATGGCATTGAGCCGCCACGTAGTCTTATTAGTATTAAACAAAGTAAAGATGGTATTCTTAAACAGGTTGTTCCGGAGTACCGTCGTTTAAAAAACAAATACGATTTGCTATGGGATCAACAATCGCCAGAAGGTTATATTAAGATTATGGCTATTTTACAAAAATGGATCGATCAAGGTATTAGCGTAAACACAAGTTATAATCCACAACACTTCCCAGATGAGAAGATTCCAATGAGTACAATGCTACAACATCTAGTCATGTTTTATAAATATGGGGGTAAACAATTATATTACTTCAATACATTTGACGGAGCAGGAGAAATTGATGTTGACAAGATAGCACAAGGCATGTTAAGCTCTAATACTAACGATAAAACAGTTGACGATTTTGAATCACAAGAAGAATATGACGACTATTGCGAAAGTTGCGTAATTTAATAAAGGACACACACATGAACGTTTTTGACGTTAAAAACAAAACAGATCACACTAAAGTGACGGCATTTTTGGATCCAACTGGCGGTCCGACTATTCAGCGGTATGATACTATGAAGTATCCTAGTTTTGATAAATTTACAGATCAGCAACTTGGTTTCTTTTGGAGACCAGAGGAAGTTGACGTATATCGAGATTCTAAAGACTTTAAGGCGTTAACCAATCACGAGCAACATATTTTTACAAGTAATCTAAAACGCCAAATTCTATTAGATAGTGTACAAGGGCGAGCACCAGCAGAAAGCTTTGGTAACATTGTAAGTTTGCCGGAACTTGAAAATTGGATCATCACTTGGACATTTAGTGAAACTATTCACAGTCGTAGTTACACACATATTATTCGCAATGTGTACAGCAACCCAAGTGAAATCTTTGATGGCATGCTTGATATTCAAGAAATTGTAGACTGTGCCGATGATATCAGCAAATACTATGATAAGCTAATTGAAATGTCATATTGGTATAATCTATTAGGTGAAGGCACACATCAAATTGTTTCCAATCGTGAAGCACGTAACGTAACAGTTGATTTGTACGAGCTTAAAAAACTACTCTATCTTGCTCTTATGAGTGTAAACATTCTTGAAGGTGTTCGTTTCTATGTTAGCTTTGCTTGTAGTTGGGCTTTTGCCGAAGCAAAGAAAATGGAAGGCAATGCTAAAATTATTAAGTTTATTGCTCGTGACGAAAACCTACATTTGGGTAGCACACAACTATTATTAAAAACACTTCCAAAAGACGACCCAGACTTTGTTAAGATCGCAGAAGAAACGCAGGAACAGTGTATTCAAATGTTTGTTGATGCTGTGGAGCAAGAAAAAGCATGGGCACACTATTTGTTCAAAGACGGTTCAATGATTGGACTTAATGAGCAGTTGTTAAATGAGTATGTTGAGTATATTGCTGGACGCCGTATGGAAAAAGTAGGATTGCCTAAACTGTATAAAGTAACACAGAATCCGCTTCCGTGGACACAGAAATGGATTTCAGGTGCTGATGTACAAGTTGCTCCGCAGGAAACCGAAATTACATCTTATGTACTTGGTGGTACAAAACAAGATGTTGATGAAAATACATTCAGTGGACTTAGCTTATGATTGAAATTTATAGCAAACCAGCATGCCCACATTGTGATCAAGCAAAGAGAATTTGTGAACAACTTAAATTAGAATACAAATATTATCAATTAGACACAGACTTTACTCGTGAAGAACTACTAGAAATGTTTCCAAATGCCCGCACTTTTCCACAGATTAAAGTAAGTGGAAAATCCATCGGCGGCAAGGATCAGTTAGGTGCTTACTTAGAAAACACAGGCTACAATGGAACAGGATATACACTGTAATGGCATTACGTAAACCACGAGCAACCAAAACTAAAATGAAAGTTGCTGCTAAAAAAGCAACTAAAATTGGCAAAAAGAGAAAAAAATGATTATCGAAAAACCTATCAATGAAAATTCACCAATAACAATTAAAACAACTGGCGGCGACGAAATTGTTGCTCGCTTTGTGTCCGAAGACGAATCAACAATTACTGTTCTCAAACCATTGGCATTGATGTCTACGCAACAAGGCATGGGCCTAGCTCCTTTTGCTTTTACAGTTCCGCTAGATGCTAAACTTACATTGTATAAAAGTGCCATAGTGTTTATAGCAAAAACAGAAGAACAAATGGCAAGTCAATACATGAATAGTACTAGTACTGTTGTTACAGCCCCACCTGGTCAGTCATTTAAAATTTAAATTAAGTTTGGATAATATGGAACGTCAAGAACCTTATCACGAATACATTTTACGCAAAACAAGAGAAGATAGAGAATCAAATAATACTAATAAAAAGTAGCTCAGGGCTACTTTTTTATTTTGTTAAGAAGTTGGATACTGTGTCATTATTGTTAGTGCAATTAGCATGCTGTAACGATCTTTGGTTTTACTTAAATTACCACCATCGTGCCATACGTCAATATCGTTAACCTGCATCCACCCATCGCCTAAGTTGGTTGTACTTCTAGCGTACTCTTTTTCGTCGTTGTACGATCTATAAAAGTATGTTGCTAGCTCTGGGTCATCCTGTGCATTTAAACTAATACCACCTGTAGCAGCCAGCAGTCTAAAATCAATGTGTCTACCACATTCGAAGCTTGGTTTATCTTCTGTAAACTCTCCGTGGAAACTAGTATTTTTAATAAATGCATCCTTGGTCATGCCATAGTTGCCTCTAATGTTTGGTGATGTCTCAAACAAGTAATCAACTAAATCAGCTTTGCTTTTTTCGAGATGAAAAAAGCTTTGCATTTCACGCAACAGTTTGCTTTGTGGGTCTAGTATTTTAAAACGCAGAGGCCATATTTCATACCCAGTTGTATTGGTTTCGCTAAATTTTCTCCATTTTTCTTTTTTAAGCTCGCTTACTACTTCTTCGTGGCTGTAAGGAAAATTAAATTTTATACGGTAAAGCTGATGTTCTCGGTGTTCGACTTCTAGACTATATTTTTTATAACTCATAATAAGGCTTTCAATAAATACTATTATAATGATATTTATGAACCAATGAAAAACAATACATGTATATTAGCTGAACAAGGGTTGCATTTGCACAATAGCGGAAGATGTAATAGTTGCAGTGACAGCGTAGCATACTGGACCGACGAGCAAAACAATCCAATGGATCTAACTACGCATTCTTTAGAGCAAATTTGGAATAGCAAAAGCCGGCAGGATCTTGTTACAGATCTTCGTAACGGTGTTGATAATCCAAGTTGCGAAAAGTGTTGGCAAAAAGAACGTGTTGGTATAGAAAGTAAAAGACAGATTAGTAACAGACAATGGCAACTAAACGACAAACAAACACCGCAGTATATTGATTTAAAATGGGGAAATGTTTGCAATCTAAAATGTCGACACTGTAACCCATGGACTAGTAGTAAATGGTTAAAAGAATGGTATGCTGTAGAAAGAGATGGTGTACAAGAGTATAGTGATTATGTTGCTGAGTTTCGGTCTACGCAAAAAAGTTATCACCCAGACAACAAAGAAAACTTTCACAATACATTTAATCAATGGTTTGCCGATAGCACAAACATAATGCTATATGGCGGCGAAGGCATGTATGTTAAAGATGTGCAGCGTATGTTTAATCATGCTGTAGAAAATGGTAATAGTAAAAACATTGATGTTTATATTAATACCAATGGCACAATATACAGCGAAGAATGGATTGAGTTACTGAGCAATTTTCGCAGTGTAAGAATGGCATTTAGCATCGACGGTGTTGAAAATAGTTTTGACTACATAAGGACTGGTGCAGACTGGAATACAGTTGTCGAAAACTTTAATCGCTACAAACAATTAAAAAATATGCAAGTTGATATTGTTACTACAATATTCACATTAAATGTGTATGATTGTGTGGATATACTGTATAGTATAAACGAAGCTATGAAAATGCCTGCAGTTAATTTTGTATATGGTCCTGAATGGTGGGATATAAGAATTTTACCACTTAAAGTAAAGCAGGAAATATATAAAGAAAATGAACATAAACTAATGCTAAAAAAATCTCATATGAGTCCAAAATCATTTGAAATGTTAAAAGAACAAGTTGATCAAGTACAGCGTTTCTTGCTTGACAGTGTTGACAATTCAACGACTAAATACGAAGCGATGATGAACTGGATTAGATCGATAGACCAAAGTCGTAACGAAAACTTTAAAGATGTTTTTCCAGAATATAACAATTTAATTAAGGTATACAATGACCATTGAACAAAAACCATTTCCGATAAAAACCGAAACAGCATGTCAGCTAAAATGGAGCCATAGTACTGTTTTTTTAACTCAAAATTTGAGTAGTAGTTGCCACCGTGTGCAGGGTACCGAAATTGGAGAAGATTTTGATTTTCACAATACTCCTGCCAAAGTATCCGATAGAGAACAAATGCTTGATGGAAAATGGCCTGGTAGAGGTTGTGAGCATTGTAAAGAAATTGAAGATGCAGGCGGACAAAGTGATAGAATGCTTCACTTAAACTTTCCAGGGTTAGGTGCTCCTCCTGAAGTTGCCGACGGAGACTTAACAGCAACAAATGTTACTCCACGTTGGTTAGAGATTTATTTCAGCAACTTGTGTAATCTTAGTTGTTTGTATTGTGGCGAACATTTTAGTAGTAGTTGGGGAAGTGAAAATAAAAAGTTCGGCAACATATCCGAAGTAATGGGACAAGGCACTCCGTCTATAGACTACACAAAAAACTACAAAGATCTAAACTCGAAAATATTTGGCTGGCTAGACAAAAACGTTCATCACTTATACAATTTAATGATTCTAGGTGGTGAGCCGTTTACACAACCACAAAGTGATCAATTGTTAGATTTTCTTGAAACTAGGTATAATCCTAATTTAACATTGACATTTTTTAGTAATCTAAGCGTAGATCACGAGCGCATGAAACAACGTTTTAATCGTATGCAGAAACTTAAAGATAATGGACATTTGGCTGAAATTCATGTTATTGGTAG